AGAATCAACAGGTAGTATTTACCGAAATTACCGGAAGCAAAAAACGCAAACTGTCAGTTGAGTGGCAGCAGAAATGCGACGTAACCACACAGGCATGTTCATCTGATTGCGACATTGACGGAGCTGATATTGATCCGATATGCAAGGAGTATGAAATTGAATGCCTCAGGGAATCATCTTTTAAAGTTCCTTTGCGTGCTTACAGGGAGCGTACTATTGAGCAGACCGTTGCTATTGCAAAGAATGTGCTATATGCAAAAAAAGCACTCGATGAGTGGCTTGCTCAGTATGTTGTCACTGGTATTCATGCCGGTGCTGGTATAAACCTATTTACCGGGGGCGTTGGAACCGTAGCGGGTACCACCACCACTATTAACGCAACAAACTGGGATGATTCAATATGGGGTTATTTCAATCGTGTAATCAGAGGCAATAAGTTCAAAGGCACTTATATGCTTACCGGTGATAACCTGTATCAGTATCTTTTCAACCGTCAGCATGAAGCAATGACCGAGGCCGGAAAGGCGGCAATGTCAAAGATCGGATCGATTGCAAAGATTTATGTTGACCCTGAAAACGTTGAGGCAATTGCAGCAGGTCATACATTCCTGCTCCATAAGACCGCCGTTGCTCTGTTGAATAAAGCATGGAACCCACTCGGTGCCGCAAATGCAATTCAGAGGGCGGGTAATTATTGGGAATGGTCCGAAGCATCAGCTAACATACCTGGTATTTATTATGACATCACAATGAAAGAAACTTGCGTATCTGATGAATTCTATCAGGCATATAAGGTTAAACTTCATGGGGCGTTTGAAACAAACCCTTATCCATGTGATGAAGACAACACCGGTATATTAAGCTTTGTTTGTGCGTAATTAAAACATAATGCTTATATGAAAATAAAAGGATAGTCTTATTTTTGATTATCCTTTTATTATTAAATCGCAATAGTATGAAATTCAGGTGTAAATGCAGAGACAGAAAGCCTCCAAAAAAGTAAATTATGAGTGTTCCCGTATGCTTTGAGGAAATAGTGGGATTGACAAGGAATGTTGACCCATGTTCAGATACATATAATGTCACCGCCTCGATAAGTGGTCTGTTTTTGGATGAACTCCCCGGCATGGGCTTGCGTATCTTGTCTGATACGGATAACTCAACTACTATAATGGAGAAATATTCAAGGGCATTAGAAAACGGCATTCTTTCATTTAAGACCGACCTGATGCGTGAGCTGATGAACTATAAGCAACCTGCAAGAAAACGTTTTTCAGGGGATATTGGCGGCAAAGGATTTACCTCTAAGCTTGGAGCGGCCACATATTACGGTCAGAGGATGTATTCAGATATTCGCGGAGGAAAATTTATACTTCGCGGGGTATCATTGATTCTAGATTCAACTGAAGCAGTTAATCTTGAAATTTATGACGATTACGATTTGCTTTATACTTATATTTTAGATTCAGAATCCGGGCGACCTCATAAGACAGATATAGCGCCGCTTGAACTTGACTTGAATACTAATTATTATTTCCTGATTAATCCCGTTGGTACGCCTTATCGTAATAAACTTACCTGTGGTTGTGGTGGCTTTCATTGGTGTTTTGATCCTGAGCATACCTGTTATAAAACATCGCGTGACGGGTGGACTGAATGGGCTATGGTTGCCGGCGTTTCTGGTGATGTGCTCGCTGATAGGTCTGACTGGACTATTTGCAAAGATGCAAACGGCATGATCTTGCATGGTAATTTTGAGTGCAATTATGTTGATTCACTATGTACTGTTGAAAGTGACTTTGCTAACAATCCTGTTGATGCCGGCATTGCTTGGGCTGTGCTGTATCGCACCGCAATGTTTATGTCAACCTACATACTCGATACTGGAGAGGTAAATAGATACTCACTTTTAGGAGTTGAACAGATTAATGAGTCGATGTTGAATTATTCGACACGTTATGGTGAAATATTAACCTGGTTAGCTCAGAATCTTGAAGATGATCGAAGTGACTGTTTATGCTGTAAATCACCTATGGGATTTGGTAAGATAAGTCAGAGATTATGAAAAGCGAAGAGGCAATACACATGATGAATAAAGTACAGACTGAGACAGTAAATGAGTTCGGTCAGATCATGTTACAAGTTGCCTCAACTGCAAACACTCTGATTAAACAACGAATAGTTGAAAAGGGATTAAATGCTTCAAATGCTAAGTTTCCCGATTATACACCAAAATATAAAAAGTATAAGACTGAAAAGGGACATTACAGGGGATTTGTTGACTTTACTTTTACCGGAGGTATGTGGAGTAATGTTCAGGTGATAAGTTCCGAAGGAGAGCATAAAAAAGGACGTGCACGTATAGGTGCTATGTCAGATAGTGTGAATGATATTCTTTCCGGTAATACAGAAAAAAAAGGTACTATACTTGATCTGACTCAAAAGGAAATAACAGATTTATCAGAGATGATGGAGAATGCACTTGTTGAAGTTTGGCATAAAAACGGGTTATGAATAATAAGATAGCTAACATAGTAGTTGATTATATCAAAGATATTGTATGGATAGATAAGCTTGCGGGGATGACCCAAATAGCCAAGATCAATGTAAAAACAGGTGAGAATACAGTTGTTAAAACATTTCCTGTATCGTGCCAGATGTCTTATGATAGTCTTTGTAAAGATGGATGCTATGATGAGCTGGCACCGAACTCAAATTATAAATCAGTTGTCTATTTTGAGGAGGGTGGCTTTTCTTTTACCCGACAGGAAGGGAATAAAATGTATTATGAGTCTTCTTTGCGGTTAGTAGCCTGGCTAAACTATAAAAAGATTGGTTCTGGTGGATGTGGTACAACTGGAGACTTTATAATTGACATCATAAAAGAACTACCAACTATTCCTGTTAATGTAGGCCATATCTTTGGATTACGCATTTGGGCAGCCTCACAGGTGCCACGATCATTTGATATATTTTCAAAGTACACATACAATGAGTCAAAGACTCAGTTTTTGATGATGCCTTATGATTATTTTGCACTCGATTTGAGAGCGACATTTTATATAATACCAGAATGTAACGAAAAAACTGTAGGATGCACGAACTGTTAATGATAGTAAAAGTACCTGTGATATGTTATGTCATTGTGATTCTCATGAATCCTGGCATGATATTTTACCCTTATTATAAATTAATAGACAAACTCCCGGATGTGATTTTTAAACCTCTCGGAGGCTGCTTAATGTGCTTTACCGGGCAATGTGCAATGTGGACCTATCTGATAACACATTTTTACAGTTATAATTTTTTTGATCATGCCTTTTTTATTTCTGCATGTATAGGATTAGGAATGTTAATAGATAAAATAATAGATTATGAGTGAACTCAGGATAGTGGATTTCAAAGATAAAAAGTTTGAATGCGGAGGCCGGACATTTTATGTTCAGGATTCACTTTCATTTAATCGTTACCGTGAACTGCAAAGATTAAGCATTGAGTTTGGATTTTCCACGACATTTATCGACCTGTTTAAATCGGTGAATAAATGTTATGAATATGTCCAGAGTAATAAGAACTGGGGCGATCTTGCGGTAACACTCCATAATATTTTAATGGGTGTTTCAAAACTTGAAGAGAAAGAAGACCCCGCTTTGAGGCTTTGCGCACTTTTTATCAATGAGAAAGACGAGGATGTTACTGTTATCGATGAATTAAGAATAAAGGATAAAATAGAGTGCTGGAGTAAAGAGCTTGCAGTAAACCCTTTTTTTCTATTGGCAGCCAGCTATGTGGAAGGTTGGATGCCAGCCTACAAACTCACTATCCACATTACTTCA